AGTACAGACCGAATCCACCGTCAAGCCTGACCTGTCGAAATTAACCGTGGACGAGCTTTTGCAGTTGCGCACGATGGTGGCGAAGGCGACCGATGCAGCTACCGACGTTAAGTGAAATCAACGCTGAGTTAGCGCGCAAAAGTCTAGCAGAGTACATTCGGCAAGCTTGGCATGTGGTGGAGCCGTCAAACGTTTATATACATGGCTGGCATATTGACGCAATTGCGGACCACTTAGAGGCGGCAACCCGTGGCGAGATTCGCAACCTGATTATCAACATTCCGCCACGTCATGCGAAGTCGTTGCTGTGCTGTGTGTTCTGGCCTACATGGGTGTGGGCAACACGTCCAGAGACACGATGGCTATTCAGTAGCTACGGCGAAAACCTAGCCATCCGTGATTCACTCAAGTGCCGGCGCATTGTCCAGTCAGCATGGTATCAACGTAACTTTGGTGACATGTTCACCTTGACCGGTGACCAGAACCAGAAGACACGGTTTGACAATGACAAGACTGGTTACCGCATAGCTACCAGCGTTGGTGGTCTTGGCACAGGGGAAGGTGGCGATTTTATCGTTGTGGACGACGCGCAAAAACAGGCGGATGCACACAGTTTGTTAGCTAGAGAAACGGTCACAGATTGGTGGGATAACACCATGTCAACCCGTGGCAATAATCCGGATCGAGTCGTCAAAGTTGTCATTATGCAGCGCCTGCATGAGCGGGATTTGACCGGGCATTTGCTGGAACGGATGCAGGCGGATGGTGAGCATTACGAGCATCTGTGTTTACCGGCGCGCTATGAAGCATCTGACCGTGTTACGTCAATCGGATGGCGCGACCCACGGACTGAGTCAGGGCAGCTACTATGGCCAGAACGATTTACGCCCGACGCTCTAGCGAGACTAGAAAGCAGTATGAGCAACTACGCCGTAGCCGGCCAGTTGCAGCAGCGACCGTCACCGGATGCCGGTGGTATTTTTAAGAAGTGGCATTGGCGATATTGGAAACCCAAGGGCGTTAACTTGCCACCAATCGTGATTGATGAGATTGACGAGGAAACTAAGGCGGTCACATTGCTGGAGATTGATGCGGTTGATCTGCCTAGCACGTTTGACGAGATGCTGCAGTCGTGGGATATGGCTTTTAAGGAAACCAGGACTAGCGATTTCGTGGCGGGACAAGTGTGGGGTAGAGTCGGCGCCAATCGTTACATGTTGGATTACTATTGTGAGCGTGCGGACATCAACGCATCAATGGCGCAGGTAGAAACGTTCTCGCAGAAGTGGCCCAAAGCCTATGTCAAACTGGTTGAAGACAAGGCGAATGGCCCAGCCGTGATTCAAATTCTTAGTAGGAAAATTACGGGCCTTATAGCGGTTGAGCCGGAAGGCGGCAAAATCGCCAGGGCGCACGCCGCTTCGCCATCGGTTGAATCGCACAATGTTTATTTACCACATCCGGCGCTGTACGGATGGGTAGATAAGTTCAGGGAAAGTTGTGCGATCTTCCCGAACGGCGCCAATGATGACGATGTGGATGCATTTACGCAGGCGATGATTCGGTGGCAAGCATATCGCCCAGCACCTCAAGATTTAGTCGATTTTGCTTAACAGGAGCCATGTGGAAGACCAACAACTACTAGATAAAATTGAACGGTTGCAGGTTGTCGGCGTAAAGCCGGGCGACACCATCGTCCTGACCATGCACGCCGAAGTGTCGCCATCAGACATTGATCGATTACACATGGAAAGTGTGATTAAGAGATTCTTTGATCAAGGTGTCAAGGTGCTTGTTCTAACGCGATGCGACTTGTCTATCATTCGTTCAGAGGTGGCATGACGCAACCAACTACCGCCATCACATTGCAGGCACGCATGATTGATGGCGTGCTCCGAATCTACAGCATGGATGGCCAGCCAGTTGACATGGTTGCCATCAGTAGTGGCGACGCGGAGACAGCGCATCGGCTCAGCGTGGGCATGGCGCAGTACTGGCGCAAAGCTCTGGGGCGGGAGCCATTGCCAACGGGTAACCAATTAAAAAAGGCGGCATACAGTGGGAATCATCGATAGACTGGCTGAGCGTTTTGGGTATCGCAAGGCCGACCGGGTGCAGGCGGATTGGCTGCGGATGTCTGCCGAACAAGAGGGTGACAACATCCCTAGTATGGGGCTACCGCGGACGCAGCTTGAATTATACCAGAAGCTATCATGGGTGCAATCTTCTGTGTCAGCCGTGGCACGCACGGCAGCCACAACAGCATTTAGTGTATCAAAGCTGAACGGCGAAAAGACAGAGGCGGTAGAGAATCACCCGTTTGAACTATTATTGCGCCGGCCTAATCCACTACAGAGCCGCTTTGAATTACTGGAATCCACGGTCAGCTATCACCGCCTAACTGGTAACGCCTACTGGTGGCTAAATCGCAAGAATGAAAACGCCGCGCCCGATGAGATTTGGGTGATTCCCTCCTACCGTGTAAAGCCCGTACCGGATGGCAAGTTGTTCATCCGGGGCTACATGTACGAGACTGACAACGGTGATGAGTTACCATTGGAGCCGCACGAGATTGTCCATTTCAAAAGCTACCATCCACTTAATCCGTTCGTTGGGATGTCACCGCTTGAATCGCTGTCCACTATTGCCGCCGGCGATTTGGCGATGCAAAAGTGGAACACAAACCTATTCGACAAAGACAATGCCAAGATGCCGGGGGCCATTGCGTTTGCCGATCCTATCGAGAATGACGCATGGGAGAAAATCAAGGCCGATATCAACGCCAAGCACGGTGGTACCAAGCGGGCACTGATGATGCTACGCAATGTCGGCAAAGGCGGCGTGCAGTGGATCAGCATGGCTGTGTCACAAAAAGATATGGAATTCCTGGCCGGCCGCACGTTCAACAAAGAGGAAATTTACTCAATCTACGCGCCGGGACTAGCGTCCATTCTAGCCGTCAACGCCACAGAGGCCAACGCCAAGGCCGGTAAGGCCACGTTTGTCGAAATGGCCGTGTGGCCGCAACTGGTGTCTATCGCCGAAACAATCACCAACAACGTGTTGCCGGCCTATGGCGACAACTTTATCGGCGCATTTGATGACATCCGTGTGGCAGATCGTGCCATGATTATAGCCGAACAAACCGCTGCCGGACAGGTGCAAACCATTGACGAAGTACGGCAGAAATTCTACAATTTGCCGCCGTTGCCGGATGATCGCGGCGCTCGTTTGATGTCTGAACCGATGCAGCAATCAGAGGCGGCAGTGGGCATGGGGCAACAGTTCGTGGTGCATGATTATCACATCAAGAGTGGGATCATCACCAAAGACGAGGCACGGGCTATCTACGGTATGCCGCCAATCAGTACGGACTCACCGACTGAGTTGGAATCTAAATTCCGCGCGGTGTCGGCCGGCATGGGCGTAGGTGTTCCCGCCGAGCCGTTATTCCGCATGTTATCTCTACCCGTTGACCTGCTGCCGTCCGTCGATTCCGTGATTACACAGCCGCAACGCCAATTGCCGGCACCGCAGGACACGCCATCGCTCGATCAACCGCAGGACCAGGCGTTAGAGGTTGGCACAGACATGCGCCAACAGGAAGCAAAAGCCTACCGCAAGTGGTTAAAGAGAAAATCGGACCGGCATTGGTCAGCGTTTAAGGCAGCTTATTTGACGCAATCCGAATTAGAATCCATCTACACTGAAGTGCGCCAGGGGGTCGCACCTGACGACACCTTTTTTCGTGAGTGGCAAAGCTACCCGTAATTTACCCGGCGAGGATGGTAGCGATGCAGAGCGCACGGCGTTAGAGAACAAACACGCCAAGCGCATTTACGCAGCGTTTCAGGCTGTGCTGCTGAAAGTGGCGCCGACAAATACCACCGTGCGCAATGTGACGGTAGACAAGGCCATCGAGCGCTGGCGCTCCAGCCGTGACATTATCCGTGATGCGCTGGTTGACATGCTGACCGATAGCGTACTGCTCGGCGCCGATGTGGGCCGACAGCAGGTTGAGGCCATTCTTGGCGTAGGCAAAGCGCCTGTGGTCGTTGGCGGTGTGGACTGGGACATGATCAACGTCAACGTGCTGCAATGGGTGACGGGCGGCGGCCAGATGGGCGGCGGGCTTGGTGGTGGCTATGCCAACGCCCTGGCCGAAACAATGTCAGCCACTACGGAGACAGGGCTGCGCACTATCTTTGGCGAGTGGATTAACAACAACCTGAGCTATGGCCAGTTGGTGCAACAGTTGGATCGGACGGTGTTTGGCCGGACAAGATCTGAAATGGTCGCAACCACGGAGATCACCAGGGCGTATGCGCAGGGTACGCTGGAATCCTACAGGGGTAGTCGAGTCGTAAAGCGCATTCGGTGGCAGGCTGTGGGTGATGAACGAGTCTGCCCGCAATGTGGGCCGCTGAACCAAACCGTGGCGCTAATTAGCGAAGGATTCCCGGGCGGTGTTATGCCGCCCCGGCACGTCAGGTGTCGGTGCTGGATTTCTGGCGTAGTTGATATAGCCGATTTTGAGCAAACGCAGCCTGAGCAGCCATTACCACCGGTTGGGCAATTCGCATCGCTCGATCAGGCGGCACAGTGGGCAAGCCGCAGTTATCCGAATATTACATGGGACTTTGACGGCGCCCACATTAACACAATCAATCCAACGCTGGCGCAATTTGATAAGCTCGCCCAGAAGTATCCAGATGTAGCAAAGCGGCTGGAATACGTCGGTACGTACAGGGGCAAGACGCCGCCATTCACTAACCAACAATCAGACCAATTCGGCAACGCAATTGCGCACGCCTACTATGAAAGCGGCAAGCAGATAGGCTTAAATCCAAGGTACTACGGCGATCCGGTTGGTTTTAGCGATGCACTGGAGCAGATGAAGTCGGGGAAGTGGGTTGATGCCGACAACAGTATAGAATCTATCTTGTCGCATGAGTTCGGGCATTTGGTAGACGGATGGTTAAAGGCCAGCAATAAAGCGTGGAATGACACGGTGTCTCTTGATGGTTTTGGCCTGGTCAGTGAAACCCTGGAGATTTGGCGCGGAAGCAATAGGGCAACCAAGGCACTATCAGAGTACGCTACCGCAAACACGCTAGAGAACTTTGCAGAAGCTTTTGCTGCATTGCAGCACAAAGGGGGTAGCCGTTCGGCGTTCGTCAAGAAGTTTGAAACGATGCTCGACGCTATTGCCAATCCAGCCGTTTGGACGGATAATTACACGTACACAAGCGACATGCCGCGCGGCGAGGAGCGCGACCAGGCGAGGGCGCGTATTACGGAATTGCGGAAGATGCTAAATATCAAGTGAGGTGCCATGCAAGTTGTACCGGCTATCTGTATTTACTGTAAGCACTTTGACCGAAATCCAGACGGTGAGACGCTGGCGTGCGCTGCCTTTCCGATGGGTGTTCCGGTCAATATTTTGCACAGCAAGCGCGATCATCGATTGCCGTATGACGGCGACAACGGTGTGCAATTTGAAGTGCAGTCGGGAAAGCAGCAGGAATTGGTCAAGTTGATTTCACTCATTCAGTTTGCTCCATAGCTAACCGAGAGCATTATGGGGCATGTAGAGTAGATGTTTGGAGACGGATAGCATGATCGAAATCGTCCTGCGTGACAATACCGACCTAGGCAACATCGATATGCGCGACATCCTGCACGACGGCGTAGAGGCGGTGTCCGCACACCTTATTGACCACCTGGGCAATTACACGCTGTATGCGCCGGCCCCGTCGCCAACCTACACGCGCACGGGCGACCTGGGGCGCCACTGGACATACCAGATTACGAGCACGTCCAACGCTATTGTCAGCACGCTAGGCAACGCCGTGCGCAGTCGCAAGACGGGCCGCTCCTACGGCCCCTACGTGATGGACCCGCAAGAGCAGGCGGCACACATGGCGGCACGTGGCTGGCCAACGACAGACGATATTGCCACGGACCAGGAGCAACCAGCGCGGCGGCTGTTTGATGCGGTAGTAAACAGGGGGATAAGCTAAAAACTGACTATTCACTTTTTGCAAAAACTGTGCTATACTAAACGTAGCGAGTAAGGCAAGCGCAAGCCTTTTTACTGCATACTGACGTGCTTCGTGGTCGGCACACGCCCAGAGTGAGCGAGCGACACGAGAATCACTATAATAAATATGTCGTAGCGGGTTCGACTCCGCCAAGCATCAACTAAATATCTAAACGTCTAACCGTCTAACGACCAGCGGCGTGTGAATCGGAGCAATCCGGTTTGCACGCCGCTTTTTCATTTCCTTTTTTCGACTATGGCTGATTCGTTTGTGCCGCCACAACCTGTTCGTAGCGCCGCCCGCCGCGGGCTTGACCTCCGCAAGAAGTGGGGGCGCGGTGGACTATCGAACGCCGAAGCCAGCGATCAGGGCATTGGTAGTGGTGTGCAGCGAGCCACCAACCTGGCAAATGGTGACGCTATCGGACTGGACACGATCCAGCGCATGGCGAACTTTTTTAGCCGGCACCAAAAGAACTATCGGCCAGATCAACGTGAATCAGACGGCGGCCCAACAGCAGGCACCATTGCCTGGTATTTGTGGGGCGGCAACGCTGGCAGGGACTGGGCGAATCGCATCTTACGAGAGCAGGACAGCATGAAGGCAGGCAATCGCAATAATCGCAGCGACCGGCAACGGATTCGCCAAATACGCCAACAGGCAAGCGCCATTGTAGCGACCACGTTAGAGCTAGAGCCTAGCGCCAGCGACGAACTGACGGCGCCCGCCATGCCTGCGGATGCTGCCAAGGCTGTGCAGATTGACCCGAATGCACACCCCGGCGCAATGGTGGCGCTCATGCTGTCCACTGAACAACAAGCGCAGATTGCCGCCTATCGCGTGGGTGACATGGACAACAGCGAAGCCGACCACATTACGTTGCTCTATCTCGGCGACGATGCGCAACTGCTGACCGGCTACAAAAACAAGGTTATTGAAGCGCTAGCCTGCATCGCCAGCGAGTGCGAACCCGTTGCTGGCAAGTTAAACGGCTATGGACGATTCAGTGGCAACGATGAGGTGTACCCGGTATTCGCCAACTACGATAGCCCGGCACTGTTTCGCCTTCGCGCCAAGATCATCCACGAATTGACTGAGTGCTGTGTCGAGCTGCCAGAAGACCACGGATTTACGCCGCACCTCACGCTTGGCTATCTACCACTCACTGGGGCAATGCCGGCGCTTGACGTGCAGTCGCTGGACATGAATTTTCCCGGCTTTTCGCTCATCTGGGCCGGCGAGCGCATCGACTACATGCTCTTCGGCATGGGCGAGGGTGACGAGGATGAAAGCGAAGATGAGGGCAAGGTGAGCATTGAAATCGAAGTGAAGGGCGACGCGGTTAAGGGCTTTGAACTGCAATCAGCCGAAACACAGCCAATCATTACCGGCATTGTCCGTGCCATCAAAAGTGACGGCGAATGGGCGCTTGAGGTGCTGGGCGTGCCGTTCGGTGGACACAATAACGGGCGGGATTCTGACGGCGAATACTTTAGCCAGAAGACGAACATCTATCAGGACAAGCTGCCATCGGTTCCCGCCGTGTACTTTCACGGATGGGATGAGAACAACCAGCCCGCCACGGAACCGGCCTACATCGGCATGGCTACATATGACCGCACGGACGCCAAGGGCCACTGGTACAAAGTCATCTTAGACAAGGCCAGCAGCTACGCCCAGCGCGTGTGGACTGCGGCTAAACAGGGCATTGCACGGGCGTCATCCGGCAGCATCACACACCTCGTGCGCAAAGAGCGTGATGGCCACATTACCCACTGGCCCGTGGCGGAACTATCGATTTTCGACGCGGTTGGTAAACGGCAGCCGGCGAATCAATACGCTGTGGCCATGCCGGTACTCAAATCAGTTTATGCACAGGCAGGATTGACCTTGCCTGATGACATATCTACCGACTCTGCGCAAGCGCCAGAGGGTGCAGCTATAGGCGATGGCCGTACACCATCGCAAGGGCTGGCATCGGCAAAAGCAACTGAGACGGACACACAACAAGACATTAGTTCTACAGGAGTTAATAAGATGGACCCGAATGATGTAAAAGCGCTTGTTGCGGCCGTGTTTGCTGAACGCGATGCCGCCGCAAAAGCCGAGACTGACCGCAAGGTCGAGATCGAGAATGCAGCGAAGGCTGCTGCCACCGAGGCCGCCAAAGCTGAGCGTGATGCGATGCAAGCCGAACTGGATGCTGCCAAAGCCGCCACTGAAGCTGCCAAGGCCGAAGCCGCCGAGGCTCGCCGCCTGCCTGGTGGGGCGCCCCATGTGGCAAAGTTCGATGTCAAATACGACGGGCTTTCGATTGAAGACCTTTCGTTTATGAGTGGCGTGTTGAACAGCGCCAAGGGGCTTCGCATTGATGGACGTGAAAGCCCCGGCACGACTGAAGGGTTACGCCGCGCCCTGGCCATTCGCCTGCTTGATTCCAGTGAAGGCAAAGGCGATGAGTACCGGTCTGCCAAGAGCGCTATGCCTGAAGCCGTCAAGGGGATGAAGGCTAACGAACTCAACTATAGCACGCTTTCCAGCTACGGCGACGAGTGGATCGGCGTTACCTACAGCACCCAACTTTGGGACAAGATTCGGCTACAAACGCAAATCGTCAGCCGTATCCCAACCGTGGTTGTGCCCCAGGGCAGTGAATCGATTGTGATTCCGGTCAACACCACTAGTCCGACCTTCTACAAGGTTGCGCAAGCGACTGCACAGGACAGCAATCCCGGCCGTGTTACGCCGACCGTGACCACGAGCCGCATGGGCACAACCAACAAAACGCTGACCGTCAGCAAGTTGGGTGCCGCTGTCAACTATAGCGGCGAGCTTGAAGAAGATTCGCTGATTCCGTGGATTGCCGAACTCCGCCGCGACCTGATTGTCGAAGGCGCCGAAGTACTGGAGCATGTGGTTATCGATGGTGACACCGCCACCGGTGGCACAACCAACATCAACGACATCGGCGGCACTCCTGGTGGCACCGAGGCTTTCCTGCTGTTCGACGGCTTCCGCAAGTTGGCACTTGTGACCAACACGGCCAACAGCCGCAGCGCCGGCACGTTGACGATTGAAGACTACCTGGAAACCATTAAGCTCATGGGCCTGGGTGGCAAGAATGCCGTCGAGAAATCCCGCGTCTCTTACATCGTGGATATGTTCACGCACTGGAAATCGTTGGAATTGGCCGAACTCAAGACACAGGACGTTTACTCAATGCCGACCATCGAGGAAGGCGTCTTGCGCCGGGTTTACGGATACGACGTGCTGACCACGGATAACATGCACAGAGCGAACCAAGATGCGACGCATGGCCTAAAGGCCAACACATCCGGCAAAATCGACCTGGACACCGCCAGCAATAACACGACCGGCAGCATTTTGGCCGTGCGTTGGGATCAGTGGCGCCTTGGCTACAAGCGCAACTGGACGTTTGAGGTTCAGCGTGACGCCCTCAGTGACAGCACCGTGATCGTCGGCATGATGCGCGTTGGCATGGTCCACCGTGATACGGAAGCCAGCGCGATTTCTTACAACGTCACACTTTAAGCCGGAAGGGGGCCATCATGGCTAACTTGGTTAATCTAAAAAAGGGTGTGGCGGTTGGGTCTGACCTGGCGTCAATTGCCGGCAGTGACATCACTCGTGTTGTCGAAGCGGCCAGCACCAATGGCGCCATTGCCATTCCTGACCGCGGTGAAAAGCAAGTTTTTATCACCAAGGGGACGGCAGCCAATCTGACATTGGCCGCGCCTACGGCGACCACGCACGATGGCGTTGTCATTGACATTGTGTCAACAACGGCCGCCGCGCATACCATCACCGCTACCACCATCGGCTTTAATGCAGGTGATGCGGCCGGTGATGTGTGTACGTTCGGCGCCGCCATCGGGAATCAGTTGCGGGTCGTCGCCTATCAGGGCGAGTGGTACGTGCTGAACAACATCGGCGGAACACTGGCCTAACATGCTGATTCAATTCAGCCGTGACTACCGCGGCAAACTTACGCAAGAGATTTTTTACACAGCCGGGACCATTGCCGATCTTGACAGTGGTTGCGCTATGCAAATCATTGCTGAGGGCGCCGCGGTAGCCGTGGAACAACCGACAGAGCAACCGGCAGAGGATGCGCCGAAGCCGAAGCGCAAGCGCAAACCTGCTGCCGAGGGATAGTGTATGACAGTACCCTACTGCACGCCAACCGATGTACGGGATGCAGCCCGCCTCAATATTAGCACGACTGATTTTGAGGCGGGTATCACGCAGATGATCAATACCGTGTCGCTAAAGCTTGACGAATATCACAATATGCCGTCTGGTGGCTTTGCTGTGTCTGTGGATACAACCCGGCACTATGGCTATGACGCCATTGTACGCGGCCGCCTGTACCTGGACGTGCCATGTTTGTCGGTGACCACGTTGACGAATGGTGACACGGTTGTCATTCCGTCGAATGGGTATCGGCTACATCCACGCAATGAGCCGCGCAAACACTACATTGAGCTATTGAGTAGCTATGGCTACACCTGGGGCTTCTATGACGATGGCGAGATTAGCGTGTTGGGTAAGTTCGGCTATAGCACAAGCGTGCCTGACCACATTGCAGAAGCGTGCGCCATGTGGGCGGGGTATCTCCTGAAACGCTATCAAGGCGCATTGCAGGACGCTACCGCCAATCAGGAGTTAGGGCAGCTTATCTATAGCGAGGCCATCCCGAAACAAGTGCTGGCGCTACTGAGAAGCCGAGGGCCAAGTCTATGAGCCTAGACACCGCCATTGATGGGCTGCGCACAACGCTGGCGACTATGCCAGGGCTGAAGCGTATCTATCCCGATCCGCCTGAATCTATCAATGATTTCCCGTCGCTGATTGTGTATAGCAAAGACGGCATCATGTACTACACGGCCAGCGGTGGCTATAGCCTGCACACGTTGGTGGCTGATGTGTTTCTGTCCCGCCAGTATCTGCCAGAGGTTGTAGACGCTGCCAAGCCGTGGCCCGACCGTGCATTTTCGGCGCTGAAGGCCGACCAGACGTTGGGCGGCGCCGTTAGCCATGTAGTGTGGGACACGACCGGCGGTGTGGGGCTGCGCTATCAGACATTGCCGATGCAGTATAACCAGCAACTATGTTTTGGCGTGCGGTTTACCGTAACGGTAAAGGTTAACGAATCCTAATGCATGATGCATCAATGTCAGAGATGACCCGCATCCTAGACCGCTGGCCAGGCCATGCCCGCCTGCTCGACGTGGGCAGCTACGATGTCAATGGCACCTATCGACCGATGGTGGAGCGGCGCGGCTGGCAATACACCGGCATGGATGTGAGCGCCGGCCCGAACGTCGATGTAGTGGCGCCCGATCCGTACCACTTCCCGTTTGACGACGATTCGTTCGATATTGTCATCAGCGGCAGTACGATGGAGCATGTGCAGGCGATTTGGCTATGGGTGCCTGAGTTAGTGCGAGTGTTGCGCCCAGGAGGCTTGCTGGTCATCATCACACACACAAGGTGGGAGTACCACCGCTACCCGGTAGATTGCTATAGGCTGCTACCAGATGGAATGTCATACCTATTTGATATAACGAAACGCCTGCATAGCTATGACATTCGCATGTACAACGACACGGACATCAGCGGGGTGGCTGTCAAGTGCGCATCCTGACCTACGTGCCACTCAATCCAACGCAGCCACGCCTACACCTACGCACCGCCGCAAGCATCGAACAACTAGACTGGCCGACAATGCCTATTGTGTACGGTCGCAATGACCGACCCAACGCACGGGGCAAGTACGCCGACATCGTTGACAAGCACAACGAGGCGCGGCGCCTGGTGCTAGATGGCAGCTATGACGCGCTGTTTCTGGTAGAGGCGGACATGATCATCCCGCCCGATGCGCTGCAACGTTTGGCGGCGCTCGATGTACCGGTGGCGTATGGTCTGTACGTGATGCGATATGCGCCGTACCACTGGTTGGCGTTTACTCGGTTATCGGGCTACGAAGTGTCATTCGTTGATGAGCAGCCAGAGTTAGCGGCGCAATGGTTCGGCAACGTGGTAGAGACACAAGGCGCCGGCATGGGCTGTACGTTGATTCGCCGGGATGTGTTGGAGTTGCTGGCCTTTCGCAATGATCCGCTTGGCGTGGTGGCTGATGACTGGACGTTTGCGCTTGACTGTATCGCCTACGGTGTGCCCCAGGTGCATCATTGCGGCGTTGTGTGCGGCCACATTGACGGCGACGTAGTGCTGTGGCCTGATACGGATGCGCCTAAGTTGGTGAGGAGAGAAAAGGTATGAACACAGATATTGTCTACAAATACATCGGCAACGGCGCTTTCGTGGTGTCAGATGTGCCCGTGCCGGCCCGCGACATTGCCGAATGGGAAGTGATGCAGTCGCCAGAGCTAAAAGCGGCGATTGAGTTGAACATTGCCAACGCACCGGGCACCTGTTTTGAACGCGTCGAACCGGCGCCGGTGGCGAAGAAAGCGGCAAAGCAGCCGGTGAATTTGGAGAATGCAACGGTAGCGGCTGAATAGGCCATATACTATCAAGCATATAACGAATAACGTCTAACCGCCCCGTTGGGCCAGCGGCGTACACAGTGGAGAAATCTTCTGTGTATGCCGCTTTTTGTTTCTATGGAGGGTTTCAGGTAATGCCAACATATTCACCATTTTCCAACACTCAGGTCCAGCTTGGACGTGAGAGTACAGCCGGGACGGCAGTTGCCGCAACGACTAAATTTCGTGTTCCGTTTTCAATGATCGAGGACGGAAGAGAGCGAGTTATAGTTGAAGAAAACATTGGAGCATTTGTAAATGCAGAGCGGAGCTACGACAGCAAGATCGCCGCCAAGTGGTCGCAGCCATCGGCGCCGCTGACCTATGAGCAGGTCTGCCACATCCTAGAGGCGGGCTGCAAGACGGCCACGCCCAGCGGCACCGGACCATACACGCGGGTCTACAACTATCCCTATAGCGGCACGTCGGTCAACACGATCAAAACCTACACGGTTGAGGCTGGTAGCGCCACGGTCAGCAGCGACATGTATGAGATGGAATATTCGTTCGTGGAAGACTTTGAGTTTTCCGGCGCCTTCGGCGAGGCGTGGACGATGCAAAGCAACTGGCTAGGCCGACAGATGACGCAGACCAGTTTTACAGGCGCCCTGACCGCGCCCACGGTAAACGACGCTCTGTTCAACCACTGCCTGCTGTACATCGATGCCAGCGGCGGCACCATCGGTACTACGCAGAAAACCGGCGTACTCACGGCCGCCAGTGTCAAGGTGAAGACGGGCCTAATGCAAGTGCCCGTGGGCGACGGCGCGCTGTATGCCGTGTCGCACAAATGGACGAAGCCGGACATCACATTCAGCATCACAATGGAGCTGGAAGACGGCAGCATTGTGGCGACTGAGCGCGGCATCTATCGGGCGAATGGTACGTGTCTGCTGCGCCTGAAAACCTCGCCCAGCGCGTCGCTGCAATTCCAGATTGACATGGCGGCCAAATACGACAGCATTTCGGACTACGAAAACAGTGACGGCAACACCACGGTCACGTTTGAGGGGCATGGCGTGGCGTCGTCTACAGACAGCCTGGCTCTGACATTCACGGTTATCAACGGCGTTGCGGCGCTTGGCAGCGGGGGGCACTAATCATGAGTTTTTTAGCTGAGCAGACCAAGGCCATCGATGTTGGCGGCGGTAATGTGGTCACCATCCGTAAAATCACGTTTGGCACACGCCAACGCATTCTCGCCAAGCACACCAAGCTGGACGCACGCACGCAGGATATGTCCATCGACCACGCCATGATGCGCTTCGACCAACTGCGGCTGAATATCGTGTCATGGACTGGCCCAGACTTTGACGGGTTCGGCGTGACTGACGAGAACATTGAACGCCTGCCGGTGGAGATTGCCGATCAACTACTGAACGCCATTGACGAGTTCAACACGCTGTCGGATGAGGAAAAAAAAGTATAGGGGTTGCACTGGAGCGCGCAATCGTGAACGGCGTTCCAGTGGCAATCCCTGGCCGATACGCTATAGAGATTTCGGTGTGCCAGGAGATGGGGTGGACATACATGGATCTGGTGAGCACCCCTGCTGACATGGTTGATGAAGTCATTGTGCGGATGAATGCGCAGAGTAAAGCCGAACAGATGCGCTACAACGTGCAGAAGCAGAAAACGCAGAGTAGCAAGGGCAAAAAGTAGATGGCGAGCAAGCTGGAACTACAGGTCATTGCCAGGGACCAGGCGTCAAAAGTCCTCAAGGGCATCCGTGGCGACATCAAGGACTTGGGCAGCGCCGCCGGCAATAGTCGTGGGGCGCTATCGCAGATGTTTAGCGTGGCTGGCGGCGATGTGTTGGCGCGTGGTATTGCTAGCGCCGCATCGGCTATGGTGGGGCTAGGCAAAGCAGCCGTAGGGGCTGTGGCCGACATGGTAAATGCATCGGCCAGCATGAACGCTCAGGTCAGTGGCATCGGCGCCGTGCTTGGGTTGACGCAGGGTGAATTGGTCAAGGTCAAGGATCTGATCAATCAACTCGGTGTCGATCCCAACTTAAAGGTCAATGCGCAGGAAGCGGCCAACGCCATCGACATGTTGGCGCGCAACGGGTTAACGCTTGACCAGATTCTAGGAGGCGCAGCGCGTGCCACGGTGTTTCTCGCCAACGCTACCGGCGGCACATTTGACACATCCGCCAACGTTGCCACCGATTCTATGGCAATGTTTAAGATCAAGGCCGAAGACATGATGACGGCGGTTGACGGTATTACGTCCGTCACCGTAGCATCAAAGTTCGGGCTAGACGATTACCAGCGGGCATTGTCGCAGGCAGGCGGCGTTGCGTCTGCGCTCGGTGTGGAATTTGACGATTTCAATACCACGATTGCCGCCACATCGTCATCGTTTGCATCTGGATCTGATGCTGGTACCAGCTATAAAACATTCCTGCAACGCCTCGTCCCGCAGAGTGATGAGGCCGTCAATGCTATGGGCGAGTTGGGTCTATACGGTTTCAATGCCGAAAAGGCCATGACGACTCTGGGGCAGATGGGGATCAAGCCCCTGTCAAATGATATGGGCACCCTGATTGACCAGTTGATGAAGGGTTACGCCGCCACAAACAAAGTCAACCTGGGTACAGAAGAGGGACTCGCCTCATTTAACGACTGGGCCAGAGAGACGGGCTTTGTCCAAAATGCATTTTATGACGCCAATGGCCAGATGAAAAGCATGGCAGACATTTCATCTACGCTGAGCCAGGCCACGTCGGGGCTTACTGAAGAACAGAAGAACCAGTATTTAACCACTATTTTCGGCAGTGACGCTATGCGCACGGCATTTGGGTTAGCCGAGAAAGGCCAGGTGGTTTACACCGATGTCGCCAAGGCGGCAAAGGAACTAGGGGTAAGCCAGGAGGATTTAGCGAAATACGCGGAAGGCGGCATTACTGCCTTTGAGGCGCTGCAAGCCACGATGGGCAAGACGGACGCCCTCAAAGGCGCGCAGATGCGCATGGACAATCTCGCCGGCGATATGGAAATTTTCGGCGGCATTGTTGATAGCGTCAAGATTCAAATCGGAGACAAGTTCGATCCAGTACTGCGCAATGTCTTTCAGGGTCTGACTGCCACTTTTACACAGATGATGCCGCAGATTCTGGCGTTCGGCGATGCTATCGCCAACAACGTCGCCGCGGCCATTCAACGACTATCTAGTGCATTTACGATTTTTCAATCCGGTGGCAGCATTGCCGACATCGGGGCGACGCTCGGTATATCACCGACTATTGTTGAGATGATCAGCTTTGCCGCCCAAAACATTGACATCCTCGTTGGAGCGCTTGGCGGCATCGCTACTGTCATCGGCGGCAGTGCGGTAATCAGCGGCATTGCGGCAGCTATCGGCGCATTGCTCAGTCCGATGACGCTTGTTATTGCCGGTGCAGCGCTGTTGGGTGCGGCATGGAACACGAATTTTGGCGGCATTCAGGAAAAGACACAGGCTGTTTGGGGCGTAGTTCAGCCGGTATTAACGCAGGTGTGGACGTGGGCGCAAGTAACACTGCCGTTAGCGTTTGCATCTCTGCAATCTGTCTCAATGGCGGCATGGGCTAGCATTCAAGCATCTGTGGCAACAGCGTTAACGGCTGCCCAACCTGCACTGTCGAGTATCTGGACATGGATCAGTGTGACGTTGCCGGCATCAATGTCAATTCTACAAACCACAGCGTCCACAGCGTGGAGCGCCATTCAATCATCTGTAACAGCCGCATGGGGAGCAATTCAACCGGCGCTCACGCAACTATGGTCATGGGTGCAACTAGTCATCCCTGTCGCAATGGCCGGACTACAGGCAGCTGCATCAACAGCGTGGACAGCGATTCAGTCCACCATCGCAACCGCATGGTCTGCCATTCAGCCTGTCATCACACAGCTATGGACGTGGATACAGACGACGTTGCCAGCGGCGTTTGCGGCAATAGCACCGGCTGCAACAGCAGCGTGGTCTGCTGTTCAGTCAGCGGTATCAGCGGCGTGGGGTGTCATTCAGCCGGTACTGCTTCAAGCTTGGACGTGGATGCAATTGACCCTACCTCTGTCTATGTCTGGGATAGGTGCGAGTGCAACCGCGGCGTGGGGCAGCTTTTCAACCGCCATATCAACAGCGTGGGCATCTGCGCAAGCGGTGTTTGGGCAAATAACGGCATCTGTCGGTGGGCTAATTATTATGTTGTCGGCGGTGTTTGGCCCATCACTGACACGTTTAGGGCAATCAATCACGTCCGCATTTTCTGGACTAGGCACATTGGGTCCGCAGTTTACTGGCTTACAAACAGCTATCACGAACATGATCACCGCTGTTCAGCCCATTATTCAAGGTCTTGGCATGGTCATTGGTGCCGTGTTTGGTGTGGTCAGCGTTGTTGCTATCAACGGGTTGTCTACATTGATTGGCAATCTACCGGCATCTATCGGCATCGCTATTGATCAATTAACGCTGACATTCAATACTATCGGTGATACGCTTACTGCTGTTGTCGGCATTGTGACGGGGTTGCTTTCTGGCGATTTTGCGGGAGCATGGGAGAGTGCAAAGTCTTTAGTTAGCACGTCCGTCACCTTCATGCTTGGCTCACTTACCAACCTGTCGGCGGCGGGCGCCCTGTTAATGGGGGCGCTTAAAACATTCATTACTGGCACATTCAGCGACCTAGCCAGCGTCGTTGGCATTGACAATATCACGACGCAACTGCAAACGGTCAAGGACACGATTACCACTTTCTTTACTGGAGAAGGCAACATCTTTAGCACGGCATTCAGCGTGATTGTGGATGCGCCCGCTTGGTTGGCGGATCTAACGGGCTGGACATGGCCGGCATTGACGGATCTGTTGGCGTGGGCGTGGCCATCGTATGACACATGGACATGGCCTGACTATAATGCTTGGGCTTGGGCCGACTACAACGCATGGACGTGGCCAACCTACAACACGTTTACGTGGCCTGACTTCCCTACGCCGCAATGGGTATCTGATTTATTGAATTGGTCGCCAGTCGTGACTATAACAGGCGCGGTCAGCAATGCCGCCGGGGCTGTCGGCAATGCTGCGACGAGTGCGTACGATACCATTACAGGACTCTTTGACACTAACGCCGACGGCACCAGGAATTTTGAAGGTGGTTGGACATGGGTGGGAGAACGTGGCCCGGAACTCCTGAACCTGCCAAAAGGTAGTGAGATCCTATCCAACACCGAATCTAAGAAGATGATCGGCGGGCTTGCCGATGGCACAACCACGGCAGCGGCAACAGGCGGCGCGCCACGGCAACCGCAGGGGAATGTGTTTAGCGCCATCGCCAACGCTGCCAAAAATTTCGGGCAGGCGGGCACCAACATTCAAAAAGCCGCTAGCGCCATGAGTAAATCTGTTAAAGATTTAGAGGCCGGTTTGCGCAAGGTACCCGGCCTATTTGGTACATCGCAAGTCACCGAAAAGCAACAGCGCATGGGCGAGCTTGGCATCCCCCAAAATTTTGCCGACGACTGGATCAGGCGCCTGACTGATGAGGTGGTCAACGGCGTGGACTGGGAAGGCGTTGACATCAAAGACGCTGCTATGCGGGCGGGGCTTGACCCGGCGTTGCCGGCTGAAGCAATTCTGGAACTCGTCACCGACAAATGGAATGACAAGTCGCTATTCGCCAATCCTGAAAATCTCGACTTGATCAACCAGGAGGCTGTGCAGGCAGCGCTTGCGCAACAAGCGCAACAGGCGGCAGGCGAGCAGAATCTACTTGCGCTCTTCGGTGTCACTCCTGCACAGGCTGGCGTGGCCGGCACAACCACGGGCACAGCGGCGGGCGCGGGGATGCTTGCGGGACTCACGCAATCGTTGACCGATAGCAATGCCGGTACGCAAGTGGCCACGGCTATCGGCACCGGTGTTACCGCTGAATCAATGGCGCCGGCTGGGGCGACAGTGGTCAGTGGCTTGGCGACCGAAATGAAAAAGGAAGAATACAGCGCCCAGATCGGCGGCGCATTGTCGGCGCTCTTTACCGGCTATCTAGACAAGGCCGATGCCTTCACCGACGTGGCGCAGCGCATCATGACACGCATCAGCGCGCAGTTTGGCAACGTGACCGGGCTAGACATGGTGAGCAAGTTCACTGACGCATTCCGGGCGCAGCTTGGCACAGACGAGGCCATTGCATCGCTGTCCAAGGTTGGTGAGAAGATTTTGGAACTGGTTTTTCGTGGTTATCTTGATGAAGCACGCAAGCGCAATTGGGCGGAAGGCGTCAATGCCAAGGGTGACACAACTAGCACGACACCTGACGAGACCACAACAACCGCCGGTAACGCCATCGGCACACGGTCGTGGCGCGGTGGAATGACGTGGGTGGGCGAGACGGGGCCAGAGTTGGTCAGCCTGCCGGCGCGGTCGCGGATATTCAGCCCAAGCGAAAGCATGGCGCTGGCGGGAGCTGGCGGCGGCGATGTGCATGTGGTAATCAACGCCACCGTATCAAGCGCTATCGATATTGAACAGATGGCCTATAGGGTAGCGGATGTTATTCGGCGGCGACGATAAAACCGCAAGCAAAGCGCAAGTTGCAAAGCAGCCGCTTCGGCGCGATAGTAAGCCATCGTCAAAAATAATTCATGAAGGAGGCTTCTATGGCTAAAGCAAGATGTCGTGATTGTTCCCGATGCACCGAAAGCGCCGGCACGTCATGCCTGATGGCATTCCCGCGGATGTTCATTGAATTGTTTCTAATGCCGAAACGCATGTTTCAGCGCAAGTGCCCGTTGTGTGGGCATCCATTGTCGTGGCATGAGAAAGACGCCAGCGGACGATTCAAGGATTAATGCTATACAAAAGCGTAAACTTTGTGGTATAATAGGCGCAATAGCACATAGCGTCTAACCGTCTTTACTGACCAGCGGCGTGATTCTACCGGAAAAATTCGGTGGAGTCACGCCGTTTTTATTTGGTGGATAAATGGCACATAGCTTAAGTTTGACCGACGGCACAACTACCGTCAGCCTATCAGATTCAGGCGTTTTCCTGACTCGCTACAGTCCGCAACCACCGTCAGTGCGCGCCAATTCGGTGCGCGGCTTAGATGGCGATGACGTGTCCGATCCAGTCTACGAAAATGTCACCGAAACTATAGAGTTGCTACCATACGCCAACAGCACCAGCACACTACAAGCGGTGGTCAACGGTATCGAACGGCTTATCGACTATGCGCGCCAGCGGCAAAAGTACCGTAGTGGGCCACGGGTCTATTTGCAACTCCAGGTGGATGGCGAGGGTAGCACATACCGTAGCGAGATTCTGCACGGGCGATTTGAGCCTGGGGAAGAATCGCTTGCAGTGTGGGGAAACTATCAATTCCCGTCGAAGCTGTATATCACGCGCCGCTATTTCTGGGAGGGCGCGCTTACCGAGTTGCAGCTATCAACATCAAATTCGGGGGCGGCCACAGGTGGCAAAACCATCTACAACCATGACGACAGCGACGCGGGCAATGATAATTGGGTACAGATTGCGGCCGCTCAGGTTGGCGGGGCCATCCCGGCGCCGTTGCGGTTGACATTGCAGAACAGCACGGGCAGCGCGCAGGACTATCGCAATATCTACGTGGCGGTCAACGCCTATAGTGACCCGGCGAATTTTACGCATATTATCGAGGGCGAAAGCATCGTTAGCGGCTACGGCACGGCCACGAGTTTATCGACGTGTAGTGGTGGATCTTACGTGGCCAGGACGCTAGCTGCTGGCACGAATGAGATGCACTGGAATTTGTCAAGCACGATTTTGCAAGACACGCAGGGGCGCGACTTTCGCTTGATTGTGCGCCTAGTCACGCAGCCATCGCTGAATATTTACGCTACAGCCTGCATTTACGACACGGATGGGCTGATCCCGCTGGCCATCGGTGACGAGGTGCTAATCAGCACTAGTGCAAATGCCCTCATTGATTTGGGCACGCTGCCGATTCCACCAGGCGGGTATAATACGACATTTGGCGCCGCTCGCCTGGTGATGCTCCTACGCACGTCAGGCAGTACCAGCATCGGGATTGATTTTATCCAATTGACACCAACCGACTCATTTAGGCGTCTGTACCAACGTGGCTACAACGCACCGAGCAATAGTTACATTATTGACGACGGAATCGAAGGCTACACCGTGTTGCAGGAAAGCAGCGTGGATTATCCGATCTACACCGTCTACAATTCGCCGCTCACCGTGTTTCCTAATCGACTACAGCGGATCATCATCCTGCACGACGAAGGCAGCAGCGCTCCCGTCGCAAACACTTTTTCGATTCGCGCCTACTACCGTCCGCGGAGGCTCACGATATGATTGTTGAGATTCGCACGAGCGGTAACGATACCATCCCGATTCCCGCGAACGCTACTTTGACGGTCAGCGGCTATGACGCTGAAGCCGTGGGCGGACCCAAGAGCGCAGAGATGACAATGGTTGGCCCGCAGTCCGCACTGTGGCAGGCGACACGGTGGCTAGGACATCGTGTGACCATCATCAATGATGTAGGGACGCGGGTCTGGTATGGGATGCTACATGAGGTTGTGGTTGCTACCGGGGCTATTGAGGTCGGACTGTCGCTAGCCAACATGTATAACCGCGTTGCCGTGGCCTACACCTATAGCCCGCCCGGCGGCGCCGTCGAACGTGCCACCACGGATTGGGCAGAGAATAGCGAATCAGTCACGCGCTACGGGTACAAGGAACTCATGTACAGCATGAGTGACACCAACCTAGCGCAAGCCGAAGCACAGCGCGACACGCTATTGACGGCGTTTGGTCAGCCACAACCGACACTACGCATTGCAGCGACCGACACACCAATGGCCACATTGCGCTGTGTGGGGCTATATGACACGCTGGACTGGCGCTACTACAGCAACAGCGCCGGCAAAGAGGAGCACGCCGCCGGTGGACAGCAGCAACCAATAGGGCAGGGGTTCACAGCGTCAACCATTGGCTTTACCAGCGACGGGCGTATCCATGACAGCGGTAACCGTCTGGATGAGTTGCTTTCTGATATTCAGGTACAGGTGACGGGTAGCACGTCCAACAACGGCGCACACCTGATTACCGGACGTGGCACTGACGGCGAAAGCTATACGACAAGCACCATCAGTTTCGACGCCAATGATGATGTGCTTGACAGTGCTAGCGGCATGGGCTTTCTCTCCACGGATGACATTATCACCATCAGCGGCAGTGCGTCCAATAATGGTACCATGCGCGTTAAGTCGGCAGCGGCTGATCACATCACTGTTACGCAGTTGATAAGCACCACGGGCGCCGGGGCATCGGTGACCATTACGCAATTCGGCAGCGTGTCCACGGAAACGACATTCACGAACGAGTTACCAAGTGCGTCGGTGACTATCACAGCGCACGGGCAGAAAATAGCGCAATCATTTAGTCTGGCAGCCGATCATACCTGGACGGTAGACAAAGTTGAAATCAACTGCAAAAAGGTTGGGACGCCTGCTGATAATCTCAAGGTTGAGCTATGTAGCGACAGCGCTGGGTCGCCTGGGTCAGTGTTGGTGTCGGCCACGGTTGCGGCCGCTGACATCGGCGCAGATAGCGACTGGATTGAATTCGACCTTGGTAACACGCAAAGTATCGCCTATGGCACGACCTACTGGCTAGTCATTAGCCGAACAGGTAGTAACGAGATCGCCAATTACTACGTGGTTGACGTAGACGAGGATCTGGGCTATAGCCGTGGCGGCTTGAAGGTGTACACGGGCAGTGCTTGGACAACTCGCTACAATGACGCCGACATGTCGTTTCGTATCCTGGGCGCTGAACTGACCACCACGCAAGTTGACAGTATCTATAGTGATATTGGGCAGTACTTTGCGGGCATTGATGTGGCGGACAGCAGTGGCGTATACAGCAATCAGCATCGCGAGGGCGACAAAACAGCCAAGGCGGAGATTGACGACCTGCTGACCAGTGGCACAAGCGCAGGCGGCAGGATGCTGGCTACGGTTACCGCTGATGGCATATTGAAAATTTACGCGCAGCCTGCGGCCGGCGAGGATGACATGGTGATGCGCTCAACTGGACAAATCGGCTGGCCTTCGGGCGGCCTGATTACCAATGGGTGGCTGCCTGTGGGCAAGTGGCTGCAATTAGCCGACATTCCCCGCGGCGTTGATGCACTAGCCAGCCTCGCCAACATTTTTATTGAGCGGGCTGATTATCGGGATGGCAATCTACAGGTAGAACCGGCAGGGATGCCAACGCCTTGGGATCTGGGGAAAATATAGATGGCTGATTTAGCACGCAAGGCAGAGCGAAGCAAGCATCTGGCAGTACTGGCTAGTGAGTTAGAGCCGTATCTTGTCACGCGGCTGGCACGCATCAACACGGGCACGCAGGCGGCAGCGGCAGGGCTGTCTGCGCACGCCATAGATGGACCTTATCATACCGGCACATTGGCAACGAGCCAAGCGCCTTGGGCTGTGACTACTACGACGTTCAGCAGTCACACCGCCAATCCTGACGCCCATCACGCCCGGCAACACGACATTGTGTCGAGCAGCGACCATACCATCACGGGCGCTGCGCTGTCGGTTGTCGGAGCAACGGCCACAGATACACTAGGCTTACTCACACCATCGGCAGCGCCTGGGGCCGCCGAAGCGTTGCTGAAGTCAACCGGCGCCGGCTTACTCACCTTGCCGCTATTTACGGCAACCACCAGCATGACCACACCATCGCTGCTATCAACCGGCGATCTGTCTATTACGCCATCTGGCGGAGACATCACGGCCAATGCCAATCTTGGCGTTGGTGTAGCGCCGTCCGTTCGCCTACACATCAATTCCAGTTCAAGCGAAATAGTCCGCATCGAATCATCGTCGGATACAGGCAGCCCATACTTCTCATTCTATCAGAATGGCACCCGCCGCAGCTACATGCAGCATAGCGACACCAGCGACGCTGTAATTATTGCTAGCGAGTACGGTAAAATCAGCCTTCAAACTGGCACCGGTGGCACAGAGGTCGAGCGCCTGGCAATTGACACTGCCGGCACAGTCAGCATTGCGAATCTACTAACGCTGCCCAATGGTGCTGTTGGCGCACCGTCGCTAACGTTCACCAGCGACACCGACACCGGCATCTATCGCAGCGGGGCCAACGCGTTTGGCCTGGTGGCAAACGGCACAGAGATCATTGGCATTGGCGCAACCGGTGCCGGTGTCAACACGGCATTTGACAGCACGGCGGCGCTGAAAGTGTTGGCGAGTGCGACCGACGACATCACGCTATTTCTGAAACAGAAGGCGTCACAGACTGGCCGCATGTTGCGTGTGGAGGATAGCACCGGGCAAGAGTTGATCGTGCTGGATAGTGTTGGCAACTTGCAGAGTGGCAATCCGGGCTTTACCAGCGGGCGCACGGGCTGGCAGATCACCCCCGGCGGTAACGCAGAATTCAACAACATCGTCGCTCGTGGTGAGTTGCACGCATCCATTTTCGTGATGGATGAATTTCATTCGTCAGGCGGAACGCTCGTTGTTGCACCGGCTGGCAAACTGGAAAATGACGCTACGGTCAATGTGACAACCGGCGTTGAAAGCGTTTTTGATATTCGCACCACATCCGGCACAGGCAGCGGGTCACAATTCACTATTCGCACCACATCCGGCACGGGCAGCGGCAGTCAGTTCACCTTGCGCACTATCGAAAACTATTTCGAGATTACCGATCCGCCGTCTGGACACGCCACGGTGTTTGCCACCGGTGATGCTGTGCGGGTCAAGTCGCTGGCGCTGTCGGTTGGCATTGACGTGTGGGACGTATGGGGGTCCATACAGCGCATTGAGGATGCCACTGACTATTACCGCTACTATTACACGCTTCGCAGTGGCGGCACTGACGGGCTTGTTA